AGAGCCATCCTGCTGAGAAGCCCCAAGCGCTTGTAGCGCGGCTGATTCGAGAGAGCAACGCTCACAATGTCCTCGACCCGTTCTGTGGTTCAGGCACGACATTGGCAGCGGCTAAGGGACTCGGCTACACGGCTGTGGGTATCGAGGCTGAAGAACGCTACTGCGAGATTGCAGCACGTCGTCTTTCACAGGGCGTGCTCTTTGGCGAAGAGGCCGTGGCATGACCTGTTGGGCAATGACCATTGCTTACAACGAGGCGACGCTGATCAAGTACTGGGTTCGCGCATATCGCGCGTTCTGCGACAAGGTCATCGTCTACTGCGACCTGGGTTCAGACGACGGCACGGCTGCGCTGGCGCGTCGTGCGGGGGCTGAGGTGCGTCCTTACGGACCGAGCGGCCTGGACGACGTTGAGTTTATTGCGTTCGCACAGGAGCACTACAGAGAGGCGCGTGGGCATGCGGATTGGGTCATCTGGACCGACGCCGATGAGATCCTGTACCACCCGAGCCTGTCTGAGCGATTGGCCGAGCTGCGTCAGTCTGGCGTGAACTATCCGACCATCACGGGATACAGCATGATGGCCGACCATCCACCGACCGGCCCAGGCCAGATTTACGACCAGTTGCAGTGCGGGTTTCAGTCTGACGCCTACTCGAAGGTCTGCATCTTCGATCCAGCGCTCGATGTGGCGTGGTCTACGGGTAAACACACGGCTGAGGTTTCAGGCGCTGTAGCCGACGACGGTTCCGATCCGCTCAAACTGCTGCATTATCGCTGGCTGGGGGAGGCGTATTTCCTCGAACGGAACCGGCGTAACTACGCCCGGCTCAACGCGATGAACAAGGCCATGCAGCACGGACGTGAGATCTACCCTGGAGCACAAGGCCCGTACAGCCCAACCTGGTATGCCGATCGCCGCGGTATCGCTGAGGTGTGTGTATGACTACGACCATGACGTCGCTCGTGCAGTTGTATGCCGAGGATCAGGAACGCGAGGTGGTGAGCCTGCTGGTCAAGTGCGGCTGGCAGCGCAGTGCTATTCCGTCTGTTGAGGTGCTGGCTGAGGCGGCCATGACCGGCTGTGCGTATGTCGCGCTCAGGGATGGTCGCGTGGTCGGGTTCATTCGGGTGATCAGCGATGGCGAGGTGGTGTCCTACGTGACGGAGTTGGCGGTGAACGAACGTGTACGGCACCAGGGGATTGGCCGAGCGCTGATCGACGCCGTGGCTGCTGAGTTTCCTAAAGCGCGTATCGATCTGCTGTCTACGCAACTGGCGCAGTCGTTCTACGAAGAGGTTGGGTTCACACAGAAGGCTGGGTATCGCCGATGGCCGACATGATCCCGTTGTTCAAAGTGTTTATGGCTCCCGATGCCAAGGATCGAGTCGGGGCAACTCTCGATTCTGGGTACGTCGGCGAGGGGTCGCGCGTGCAGGAGTTCGAGGAAGCCTTCGGGCAACTAGTGGGATTCCCTCTTCCCTCCCCGCTAGCGCTCAACTCCTGTACGTCGGCGCTCGACCTGGCCTGTCACCTGATCGGTGTCGGGCTTGGCGACGAAGTGATCACCACGCCCATGACGTGTACGGCCACGAACGGCGTGCTCGTGAACCGCGGCGCCAAGATCGTCTGGGCTGATATTGATCCGGTTACGGGCCTGATCGACCCGTTAGATGTGAAGCGGAAACTGACGCACCGTACGAAAGCGATCATGGCAGTTGACTGGGCCGGTCGTTCGTGCGACTACTGGGCGCTACGTACGGCTAGCCATGAGTTGCGTCGTGTGCCGATCATTCAGGATGCGGCCCACAACCTGTTCGTCGATCCTGACAACCGAGGCGACTACGTGGCCTGGTCGTTCGGGCCGATCAAGCACCTGACGTGCGGCGGCTACGGCGGCGCGCTGATGGTGCCCGAGAGACAGCACGAGCGCGGCCGGCTGCTGCGCTGGCATGGCTTGGACCGTACCAGCAAGGCCGACTTCCGCTGTGAGCAGAACATCACGGAGGTGGGTTACCGCTACCACATGACCGACGACATGGCGTCCGTCGGGCTGGCCAACATTCCCCACGTTGCAGACCTCGTGGCCAAGCATCGCGAGAACGCAGCGTGGTACTCGCAGCGGTTCCAGGGCGTGCCGGGCATCACATCGCCTCCTGATGACCCGGCGTCGTCCTGGTGGCTCTACTGCCTCCTGGCTGATGACCGAGCGTCGTTGATCGAGCATCTGGCCAGCCGAGGCGTCGCGGCCAGCCCCGTCCATCGCAGGAACGATACCCACCCAGCATTCTTCTACCCGAACGGGCCACTGCCCGGCGTCGACCACTTCGCTGAGCAGGAATGCGCCATTCCAGTCGGGTGGTGGTGCTCACAAGAAGATCTCCAAGGCGTGGCTGACGCCGTGATCGAGTGGGCGTATTCACGCCAATTGGTGGCCGCATGACGCTCGTCCGATTCCCGACGAAACCTGACCGAGCTAAGCCGCCCATGAAGCCCAAGCCCAAGCCGAAGCCACCGAAGCGGCCCTACTGATGAGCGCCAACCTCTACGCGACTGTTTCCCAATTGCGTGATCGGTTGGGCATCACTGACGTATCCCAGGACTTGATGCTCGACCAGGCGCTCCAGTCGGCTTCGCGCTGGATCGACAAGACACTGGGTCGGCGATTCTTCACGACGACCGCCGATGAGATCCGCTACTTTACGGCCTGCGATGCGTACTGGTATCTCGAAACGGGCGACCTGCTCAGTGTCACCACGCTCGCTACAGACGCGAATGGTGACGGGGTCTATGAGACAACGTGGACGGTCGCCACTGACTACTGGCTCGGGCCGCGTAATGCGCAGCTCGACAGCGAACCGTATACCTGTATCAACCGAACCTCGTACTCAGGCCGCTTCAGTTTCCCGGCCTATCCCGACGCGGTACAGGTTACCGGCAAGTTTGGCTACTGCACGCTGGCCAACGTCCCGCCGCAGATTCGTGAGCTGACCTTGTCTCTCGCTGAGACGGGCGCCGGCTCAGTCGGTGGCGGCGACCTCGCTATTCCTGGCGTCCAGAGTTACAAGATCGGCAACGAACTGTCCGTGACGATGGGTGGCAGTAATCGTGTGAACGATTCGACGAGGTCGGTGCTCGCACAATTCAGCCGCGGCGGATTCGTGACCTGATGGCGATTCCTGGTCTGGCTGGCCAGGCTCGACTTCGAGCAGCTCTGGCACACACGTTCACTGCGAGTGCGACCATCTTGCGCAAGACGCAGGTTGCGGATAGCACCGGCGGGTACACCGATACCTACGCGTCGGTTGCTACGCATATGTGCTCGTTCGCGCGGTCCCAGGTTACGCCGATCGAACGCGAGAACGCGGTGCAGGTCCGCTCCATCTCAATGTGGAACTTCGTGTTCGCAGCCGAGACAGATATCCGCACGACGGATCGGATTTACATTTCCGCTGAGGACCGGACCTTTGAGGTCGTTTCGTCGGCAACCGGCAGCATCAAACTCGCGACCCGCGTTATCTGCCAGGAAATCACCTAACCCCCAACCACGCCACAACCCGTGGCAGCTTGGCACGCGCCAGTCCTCTGGCTCCTGACAAGGACTTAGCAGAAGGAGTCAGGACACCGCTATGGCCCGTTCACTTTTAACCCCAACTACTGTCGCTGCGACGGGCGTCGTGCTCGCATCCGCTGTTGCCGTTGACGCTGGTAACGGCAACGAGTGGACGAACACTGGTCGCTCGCTCATCGAGATCTTCAACAACTCGGCGTCCGCAATCACTGCGACGTTCGTGACTAACGGCACGTACAGCGTCGGTACTCAGGCATATGCCATTGCTGACAATACGGTGACCGTCGCGGCGAGTGCGACGATGGCGGCCGGTCCGTTCGATACCGCGCTCTATAACAGTACGACGTCTACGGTTCAGGTGAACTGGTCGAGCGGTACCAGCATTACCGCGCGTGTGATCCTGCTCGGCGCGTCCTGATATGCCCGGTCCAACGAAGAACGTTGCTTCGTTCAGGACCAGCGTCGTCGTCAGGTTTGACAACACGGGCAGGCTGGCGCAGCAGATGAGGCAGCGCATGCACGAGGTAGTAGACGCTGCCGCTGGAGCAGTGCAGACGCGCGCCACGCAACTG